AGATTTTAATGGGCCAGTAGTTGTATGTGCAGGTGTTGGTAGTAAAAAACTTGCAAATACTATTGAAGATGATTTGCCAATCTATCCTGTAAAAGGTTATTCAATTACAATTAACAATCCAGGCAATGCTCCGTGGGTAAGTTTATTAGATGATGAAGCAAAAATAGTTACTGCAAGATTGGGTAAAAACAGACTTAGGGTAGCAGGTACTGCAGAATTCAATGGCTACAATACAGATATAGTTCAAGCAAGGATTAGACCATTAATACGTTGGTCAGAACGTATGTTTGAAGGTATTAATACAGAAGATATTAAACCATGGGCAGGACTAAGACCTATGACACCTAGTATGATGCCCATAGTAAAACAAAGTAAAACAAGATATAATGTATGGTATAATACAGGACATGGTCATTTAGGTTGGACTTTAAGTGCATATACTGCACAAACAATTGTAGAAAAGATAAGAGGTTACAATGGACCTTTTTACTCTTATAGATAGATTTTTAAAAATCTTTTTTATAATATGGGTAATTTTTATTGCATTTGATATTGCATTATCCAGTTGACAAATATCAAATTTAGTATATACTCTTTATATAGTTAAGGAGTTGATATGACGATGCATCTATTAGGTCCCTGGATGACCACTACAAAATATAACAGCAAAAAGAATAAACGTACACCCAGTGAACGAGAACTACAATCTTGTGCAGAGCATGACAAGTGGCTTAAAAAGATGGGTGCTCATCCTAGTCAGAGAACAAAAGCAAATACTAATGCTGGTAACAAAATTCCCAACTATAGAGAACACCAAGGTACTGCACAATGTAGTAATAACATTATAGGTAGTACTGCTAAGAAGCCTGAACAACAGTACACTGGTAATGAACTAGCAGGTATTGGTATGCTACATAAAAGCAACATGGTGCCTGTACGTAAGGATTCAAATGATGCAAAAGAAATTGCGAGGATGCGTCGAGGTTGATAGATCATCTCTATAATATTTGGAATATAAAAGACCAGCACGTTGTAGCAGATCAGTTTACTGGATATGAAAGTATCTATGATAAACTTGACAGTTACACAAAAGAACAATACGACAAAGATCCACAAGCAGTGATAGACGAAGTGTTTGAACTGTACAGAAGCATTGGTTTAGTTCCTATAGTATACTATACACAAGCAGGACTAGTACAAGCAGTAAAAACATTTTCACAACAGTCTTATAATGGTGTGAACAATAGTGTAATAGGATTAGGAAACAATAGAGGACAAACTATCAACAGATTTTTATTTCCTAACATGATGACTGCTGAACCCAAAGGTAGAGGTTCAAATAGTTTGCGAGACAGATTTTGGAACGATGCTAAACTAAAACGTGCAATACGAATTTGTTTTGAATTTAGAACTGGTGAACGACTATTAAGACCTACACAATTAAGAACTGCACTTGAACTAGTTACAGGAGAAAATGTTACTAACTTTAAGGCACAAAATGCTAAAGCAATAGCAGAACATTTATGTCCTGTGCTTTGGGGTAGAGTGTATGATTACAGTTGTGGCTATGGTGGTAGACTTTTAGGAATAGGTAGTAGTAATTTTAAGTATGATTATGTAGGTGTTGAACCTAATACTGAAACTGTGAAATATCTTAATTATCTAAATGATATCATTGATGAAGCAACAGGTATAAGAGGTACTATAGTACAGAGTGTAAGCGAAGAATATCAACCAGAGGATGTAGATTTAGCATTTAGTAGTCCTCCCTATTTTAACTTGGAAAAGTATAGCGATGAGGAAACTCAGTGTATGGTACAGTTTAAAACAGAAGATGAATGGTTTGATGGGTACGTTGTACCAACCATGGAACACATACATAGAGGACTTAATGGAGAAGGACTTTTCGCAACTAACATTGCAGACTACAAAAGTTACGACAGAAAAGAACCCTATGAAGTTACACAAAGATGGATCGACACTGCAGAAAAAATAGGATTTAAACACATACAAACAATTAAGATGATGCTTACTACAAGACCTGGAGTTGGTAATGATCGCAAAGAAGGTAGAGAAAAATGGGAGGGTGTTTATGTCTTCAGTAAATTATAGTGTTACTACAAAAGTTCACTTCGATGGTAATAGATATGTCCACTTTGATAGCAACTATAAAGATCCAAAAGGTAGACGTTGTTATGCAGTTGTGTTTAACGATTTAAGTTTAAACGATATAATGTGTTTAACACCTAAGCAAGTAATGATGTTAAAAATTGCAAAAGGTGATCAAATTGATATAAAGGATTGGACAGAATTTTATGGTATCACTCCTGATATGGTTGAGAATATGGAGCCTACAAAATATGGTGTTTCTATGCAATGTAAACATACATTCGAGGAAGTACTAGCACACAATAGCACTGTATAATTAATTTTTTAAAAGGGTTGACAGAACATACAACATATAGTATTATATAAACATAATAAAAAAATAAATAACAACATATAGTATAAGGACCAATAAAATGAAAAATATTGCAATTTTTAAAAAATTTACTACTTACTGTGGACTTTCAGGATTAGGATTATTAGCTGTTTCAGGCGTAATGTTTGGTGCTGAAAAACTATTTGGACATAGTGGGTATGGATTACTTGCTATTTTAATAGTATTTGTTATAAGTTTTCTTTGGATGACTGCAAAAAGTAATGTAGAGCTTGAAGAAAAAGAAGCTAGATGGGCAAAAGAAAGAGAAGAAGTATTTAATTCAAAAGCCTAATATTATTTTCTAATTCCCCTAGTGTAATGGCGGGTATGTTTTCGTAAAAATGATGAAAGTTATGTTCGAGAACTCCCGCCATTTCCATACGTAATTTTTCTAATTCACTAATATCCTTAGTTCCTATATCATTTATAATGTTTGCAATAGCCTGTAAACGTTGTGTAGGGTCATCTATATCATCATAACTTTCGTCCCACCAATCACCAAATGTTTTAAAACCATAGTTTTGTAAATATTTTAGACTACCAGGTGCTTGCATTACTACAAATGGCTGATGCATTACTATAGGTTTAAATATTTTTTCTGTAAAATGTATTTTATCTTGCCATACAGTTTCATTTACAACATGTAAAAAACTAGTGTTCCAGGGTGTAAGTTTATCTATACATATTTCCGCACTATCATTTCCATGATTGTCAAAACTATGTGCAGGAACAGGGCCAGTATATGTTAAACCATTGGGATCAGGGTTTGCAAAACTATAACATCCTTTTGAAAGGTCTAATTGTTCTAATAAATCTGTACGATGTGGTCTTAACAGTCTATTTACACTTAACCACTTATGTAATATAGGTCTAGCTTTATAATTTTTCACTATTTCTAATTTTTGATAGTGTTTAAAATAAAATTCACTACACAAATAAGCATGAGCAAACCAGTAAATAAAATTAATACCATTTTTCTCTAATATATCAATATCTTTACTATTTTTTTCACTATGTAGGACAGCAGGAGTATATTGTTTATGTATTCCGCCCCCAGTAGGTGGATGGTGCGAAGAGTGTACTGGTTTTTTATTTTTTAAATTATCTTTCCATAAGCCATTTAAATCTTTAGGTTCAATAACAAAATCCCAAAAATATTCATCAAGGTATGCACTTATTGGTTCCCAACTATGTTGATAAACATTATATTTTGTGCGTTTACGTAGCATAAAAGGTAACGATTTACCCCATATCCATTTATTATTATGAAAAAAGTAATTATATTTTTTTTCATCAGTCCAAGGTGTATTATATGTACCAGCCTTTACATGTTTGTCATATGTAAAGTCAAATGGCATAGGGCCTGTATTAGGATTAAACCTAATATTATCTGTAAAATATACTAGGCAATAATCATCTTGAAGATGATCACTCAGTAAGTCTTCTGTTATATTGTTGATAATTTCGTAAGGTTCCATAATATGCATATATTTATAAAAGGTTACTTCTCGTTCTGAGAAATAAATACAGTACCCCATAAGGAGAGACATGGCAAAAAAAATCAAGTATTGTAACTCTTATCTAGCCAGTATTACTGATATAGGTAGGAACTTTGATAGTGTTGCAGAAATAAAAACAAAAAGTATGTTATCTAATTTAAGTGACATAGATCTGTCTCAAAATAGATTTCTTGTAATTGGTCCTAATATAATTCCTTGGGGATTATACAAAATGGGTGCTGATGTCACTGTTATAGATGGTATAAAAAACTATGGTGCCTTTGATTGTGAATGCAACCACTATGACGGAGAAATAGCAGACTTTGTTGCACAAGGAATAAAATTTGACTATGTAATAGCACCTGATGAGCTACTTACATATGCCAAAAACGAAACTGAACAAAAACAAATCTTGAGTATACTCAGTAAGATTTCAAATAAAGCATTTATAACTACTATAAAAGATTATAAAAATATGTATGCAAGTCAGAGATATTTTGAAGAACCATTTACACTAAGATCTTATAAAGGCAGTGCAATAGTTATTAGAAAACGTGAATGGGATCAAGTTGATAGACAAGCATGGATACAAGAAAATTATATTATACATAATAACGAGTTGATAATTTGTGAGCCTAGAAATAGACGTACAATGTACTTTAAACAACTTGCAAAATTTAGCAGTGATTTAGGCAGTAAAAGTTATACTGTAGACAAAAAGATTATGTATAAACCTGCATTTAGCAAAACATTCGAATACATAGTAACCATAAAATTCTAAAATAAATATAGTAGTATATAATTCAAGGAGCAACAATGGACAAGTTGCAACAGGTGTTTGAGCAGGAGTTCAATACACAAGTCAAACGTCTTATTGACGAAGCACTAGATCATATAGATATTTCAACTGAGGTAAGTGATACAGTAAAAGCTCATATGGAAAACGGTGTATTTCAGCAATATATCAATGATACAATAAAACAACATGTGAATCAAATCAGCATTGCTGACACTGCAATACAAAAATTATCTGAAAAAGGTCAGTCAATATTACAACAACATATGCCTTCAGTCGTTCAAAAGGTTACTGATAGAATAGATTCAGTAATGACTAATTTAGTTAATCAGAAGTTAAAAGATATACAATTTCCTGAACGTAGTATTGATCCTAAGTTAATAGATACAAATAAGTTAAAAATCAAAAAAGAAAATATTGAAGATTTTGGTAATACTGCAGGTATAGAAGATCTTGCAGATACTGTTCAACTAACTATCCTTGATGACGCAGTTGTAGTGGAAAACAATATAATTACAGATCAAATAAAAGCAACCACTGTAGTTACAGATACCTTAATTGCTAAAGATGTTGCTACTGATCAACCCTGGGTTTTAGCTCTTAAAAAAGACTTTATAGAAAGTATCCCTAAACCTGCTGCTCCTAAAGACTGGAGTTTCAAAGTTGCAGAGATCGAAGCACGTATTAAAGTAAATGAAGAACGTGGCGGACATTTAAAGCAACTAGAAGTAAGTGGTGAAGCATTACTTAGTGATGTACTTTATACAACTCCAGGTAATAATCGTGTAGGTATTAATACATTAGAGCCTAGTGATGCACTTACTGTTTGGGATCAAGAAGCAGAAGTAGTTATAGGAAAACATAAAAAACAAGAAGGCTATATAGGAACACGCCGTAGACAAAGTATAAACATAGGTGCTAATAATAAAGTTGGTATTACTGTTAATAGTGAAGGAACAGTAATTATAGATAAACTACAACTACAAGGTAAAATTATATCAAGTAGTCGTGATTTTCCTAATCATGCAAGTAAACAGGGTGATATAGTTTTCAATACTAATCCTCAAGTAGGCAAATACATTGGATGGGTTTGTTTGGATGGAATACGTTGGGCTGGCTTTGGTAAAATAGAATAATGAAAATTGCGTTCTGTATAGGTAATGGTGAAAGTCGTGCAGGTTTTAATTTAGCAAAGTTAAAACAATATGGAGAGCTATACGGATCAAATGCAATTTTCAGAGATACAGAAGTAGATCATTTGATATGTTGTGATAGGCGTATGGCAATGGAAACAGTAAGCAAAGGTTACAAAGGTTTAGTCTATACACGTAAAGATTGGTACAGTTTCTTTCCTTATGATAACTTTAGACAACTACCAGAATTACCCTGGGAAGAAAAAGAAAAGCATACACAAAGTTTTCATATGGGCAGTGGATTACATGCAGTAAATGTTGCATTGCAAAACAAACCTAATATTATTGTTGTTATAGGACATGACTTTTGGAGCAGTGGTTCAAAGCATAATAATCTATACAAAGGCACAGAAAACTATGCAGATGTAATTGCTCCTGCAATAGATCCTAGTTTTTGGATAAAGCAGTTTGTAATGTTTTTTCAAAAATATACTACTACACAGTTTGTGTTTTGCCAACCAAATATAGGTAATTGGCAAAAGCCAATGGGTTGGAGTAATGAAGTATTCCCAAATTTACAATTTCAAGAACTAGGAGAGTTGATAGATGTACTTAATCAGTCATAGAGGAAACATTGAGGGAAGAGATCCTGAAAGGGAAAATAATCAAGGGTACATAATTGAAGCAATTAAATCTGGTTACTACTGTGAAGTTGACATATGGGGAAAGGTAAATGGAGAACTTTGGTTAGGACATGATGCTCCACAATATAAAACAGATAGTAGTTTTTTAAATCATCCTAAGATAGTTGTGCATTGTAAAAATAAGTTAGCAATTGATAATTTAAATGGTTGGGGTATACACTGGTTCTGGCATCAAGATGATGATTACACAATTACAAGTAATGGTTGGACCTGGGCTTATCCTGGTAAACCTAACGTAGGACATTGTTGTATTGCAGTTATGCCAGCAACACATTTAGATGTAAGTGAATATGCAGGTGTGTGCAGTGATTACATAGGACAATATAGAAGAGGAAAATTACGGTGATAACAAATTTTGACAAAGGCAGTGAACCTATATACAATAGCGAAATTCACGATTCTGTAAACACCATGTTAAAAAATATTGATTGGAATATACCACATAAAGATTATGTAAGCATTTATACAAATTGGTTACAAGGTTCAACATATAATAGTATTGACCTTAAGCAGTTTACATATGCAAGTTTTAGTTATGGTACAACCACTGCTTTTTCGGAGTTTATAAGTAGGCATCATAAACGTACTGTAAGATTTAGTTCCGATGACTTTTTATTATCAAAAATATTATGTACTAGTTATGAGGTCAAATATAAACATATTGAAGATGGTGAAATAACAAAAAATGATTGTGTAATTGTAAGTCTTCCATTTACTGGAAACGGATCAATGTTCCCAACGTTTAATACTTTATTAGACGAATGCGATAAACTAAATGTACCTGTGATGATTGATGGAGCATATTTTGGAATAGGAAAAGACTTAGTATATCCTTTGGATAGACAATGTGTTAGAGAATTTACAACAAGTCACAGTAAAAACTTTGGATTACAAAACTTACGAATAGGTATAAGATACAGTAAAGATTTTCTTGATGACGCACTAAATGTACCAGTTTCAATGGCAGATGTTTATAATAAACTAGGAGCATATATTGCAGTTGAATTAATGAAACAATATTCTGCAGATTGGATTATTGACAAGTATTGGCAAAGTTATGAAAACATATGTGAGGAATATAAATTAATACCAACAAAAACTGTAACACTTGCACTTGGAGATAACTTACAACAAGAATATAAAGAAAAATTTACTAGAGGTAATTATGTTAGATTATGTGTCAGCAAAAAACTTATTACATAAATTAGAAGAATCAGATTACATATACTATGGACAGATTAATTTACCTTGGCATGAATATGTAGCAGATTGTGAAAAAGCAGTAAAAAATAATCCTAATTATTTTTCTCATAATGTGTTAGGTGCTGATGTATGGGAAGATGAAGATAGTCAAAAAATACTTAGTAATAAGTACACCTATACTAAAGCAGGATACACAGAACAAAATACACAAATATGGAAAACAACAATGATTGATCCTAAAATTGATATGGTATGGGAAGACAAAATTACTAATAAACTGCCTGTCGAACATGCTATTGCTACTCCTACATTGCAAAAACCTGGAAATATACTGCCCATACACGTAGATACTTTTGTATATCTAAAAAAGAAACTTGGTGAAGATAGTAACATAGTCAGGTTTTTAATAATGATGAAAGATTGGGAAGATGGGCACACACTACAGGTCGGCACTAGTTGGCTTGGACCATGGAAAGCCGGTGATGTATATCTATGGCATCCAGATACACCACATTTAGCAGTGAATGCAGGACTTACAAACAAGTGGACTTGTAATGTCACAGGAGTGTTGTTGTGATAAAATTAGTAATATTTGATTTAGACGGTGTGCTGATAGATAGTAAGCAAACTCATTACGAGGCACTTAATCGTGCATTAGGTGAAGAGTATGCAATAAGTATCGAAGAACATTTGGCAATATATGACGGATTGCCTACAAGGTCAAAGTTAAATATGCTATCAGAACGTAAAGGCTTGTCCACGGATCGTCATGCGTCAATCGCCAGGGCCAAACAAAAGGCAACAGTTGAAATATTAAAAGAGACTGTTGAACCTCGAGACGATTTTACAGACATGTGTCGCGAATTGAAAGACAGAGGTTATATATTAGCCTGTGCAAGCAATGCAGTTCGCGACACAGTAAAAATGAGTTTGCTTAAATTAAACCTTATAGAATATTTTGATTTTTGGTACAGTAATGAAGATGTTGAAAAACCTAAGCCACACTTTGAAATGTATTTTAAATGTATGTTAAAAGCAAATTGTAAGCCTAGCGAAACACTTATAATAGAAGATAGTCATATAGGTAGACAAGCAGTATTAGATAGTGGTGCAAATTTACTAGCAGTAGAAGATACAAAAGATATTTACTTGAGCAAAGTACTAGATGCTATAGAAGAATATGAAGAACCTCAACGTAATATACCATGGAAGAGTAAAACAATGAATGTATTAATACCAATGGCAGGAGCAGGAAGTAGATTTGCTGAACAAGGATATACTTTTCCTAAACCTCTTATAGAAGTAGGCAACAAACCAATGATACAGGTTGTTGTGGATAATCTAAACATAGATGCAAACTATATTTTTATAGTACAAAAAGAACATTATGAAAAGTATAATTTAGAAACAGTTTTAAATTTAGTAAAACCTGATTGCACCATTGTACAAGTTGAAGGTGTAACTGAAGGCGCCGCCTGTACAACACTATTAGCAAAGGAGTACATAGACAATGAAGACCCGCTCATCATCGCGAACTCGGACCAATTCGTTGAATGGAACTCAAACGAAGTCCTTTATGCATTTTCAACAGAAGGCGTGGGAGGTGGCATTCTCACCTTTGAAAGCACACATCCAAAATGGAGTTATGCACGTACAGACCAAAACGGATGGGTTACCCAAGTTGCTGAAAAACAACCTATTTCGATTCACGCCACTGTTGGCATCTATTATTGGTCACGTGGTTGTGATTACGTTAGTTCTGCACTTCAGATGATTGAAAAGAATATTAGGACTAACAATGAATTTTATGTGTGTCCTGTTTTTAATGAATTCATACAAAATGGAGGCAAAGTAAGGATTAAGCATATAGATCCTCAAGGTATGTGGGGATTAGGAACACCAGAAGATCTTACACACTTTTTAGCAAACTACAACGGAACTTATTAATTTGCTAATGGATTATCTAATGCTCTTTGTATCTTACTCATAAGTCTATCTTCTAATTCTTTAGTATCACGACTTACAGATTCTCTTAAACTGTCTCTCTTAGTTTCAAATCTACTTTCAGCATCAGTTATCATGTTGCGAACATCGTCCACACTTTTCCTAACCATATCTTCAGTTCTGTCGGCTTGTTGCTCAATACGTAGTATATCATCTCTTAATCCTCCTTTTATATCACGTGTATATTCCACAGTGTCTTCCATTTTGGATTCCATAATTTGCATACGTTTGTCATATGCATTGATTTTTGCTTCGTATTCTTCTTGTTGTTCTACAAATTCTATAGCCTGTTCTACTTTTTGATACATTAAAAATCCACCATACAATGCACCAAGCACACTACCTATAATAGCAACCAGTGCAGAAACAGACATAAAAGAAACTTTAAACCCTAGTATACGGAACTGTTTATTTTTTAAGTTCTCTATACTTTCTTCCATGTTTTCAATTTCTTCACCTAAATCTTTTGCCATACTATTTCTCCAAACCTTTTTTAGATTGGCTTTGTAATTCTCGTAACTTTTTTAGTTCTTGTTCTAATTTCAAAACTTCAAGTCTTTTCTTTTTAAGTTCCAATTGATATAACGTATTACAGTTTATACGTTCCTTAGGACCGTCTAATGGTACAGTTATTCTTGCATAGACACCTATGTCTTTTGTGCTATTTCCAACTGTGGCATTGTTATCAAAAGGACTTTGATAGTTATCTATAATACCAGTCACACCGAATTCCAAATTGGTACTACCACCAATTGCATTTTGGCAATCTAAATCGCCTGCTTTAAATTTATCACTGGAATAATTACCTTGTGCGTTTGGTAATTGAAGATTTAATGAACTGCTATTGGCGAATGCCGTAGTTGATAATATTGTAAGTGCTAGTGTTGTAAAAACAAATTTTTTCATACCTATTCATGCTTGAATCTAGAACATATCTTAGATGAGATACTAGAAGATCTTAAATCCATATTTCTCATCTTTGACCTACTACATATATATTCAGCATTGTATTTGTCACTCTCTCTTATATAAACATCTACTTCTGCTCGTTCCAAGTATTTTATATTCAATATAGTATATTGAGATACAAATGGAATAGGTCTCCAGTCTTTATCGAACACTCCTATCTCATAATATTCAACATCATTCCTTTTGTTGAAGATTTGCATACGGGTCACAAGTAAATCCTCCATATATGCATAAGTCCACTTAGGATAAGTTGGTGTCATCTCATGACTAAAAGCACCATGAGAAAAAATTATCAACCATAATGTTATAAAATATTTATACATTTACTTTGCTACACACACCGCTTCTACAGTTGCTGAGTAGTTACCACCTGGAAATGCTTTGTTTCCACCATATGTGGCGACTGAAGTAGATTTAAACCAAGTTGAACCAGTGGCAGTTAAATCAAACTGTGTTGTTTGTCCAAATGTTGTTTTAGCTGCTTCGTAACCTGCCATGTTGGTTGCATCACTTACACTACTTACTTCTGTTGATCCTGTCCATGTTACTGTATCACTTAGTGATGGACTTGTCGCAAATGATGTTGGTGTAGTAATTTGTGCATAATATGCATCTGCTAGTGTAACATCGTATCTTACAATAGGCTGTACACCACCGTCTGAGGCTGCTGTTGTAAGTGTGTAAGCATTTGGGTTACCATATGTTCCTGGTGTATCAGTTGTTATAACACAACGTGATTGTACAGTTCCACTAATTGGCACATCAACTGCTTGTGCAGTAAATGTAAATAAACTCATAGCAACTATTATACTTGCTTTTTTGAGCATTTTTCTCTCCTATTTGTATTGCTGAGAAATCATTTTCTCATGCAATATCTGTTGTGCTAAACCGTTTCTCAATCCGGCTTTACTATCTGGTAATTTTTTATCTACCAAAATAATTGTTTCTTTGTACTGTCCGCCTGGAATAGTTGCAGCAAGATATGTGTTATTAATCTGGTTTTGCATAACGTTATTCATTTGCTCTATTCTTTGATTTTCTGCAAAAAGTGCTGCAGTATCAGATGCTGACATTAATTTTTCTAATCTATATTTCCTTTTCTTTTCTTCTGCTTCTTTTTTTTCTTTTTCTTCTTCCTCTGCTAGTCTTTCTTCATTTTCTTCTATAGACAATTTTTCTTCATCATTTAAGTTGACATATTCATCCTTTGTAGCATCATATAAATCATCTAGATTCACAGTAGGTACTACTGGTACAGGTGTTTTATATCCTGGACAACTTGGACTAAACTGTGGATCATAACAAGGATCAACTTTATAACTGTAGATGACAGTTGCATCATCTACAGTACCGGTACCCTCGACTTCTATAGAACCATTACCCCACGCTTCTCTTGGAATGTCTCCAATACCAATAACTTTTCTAACTTCAATTCCACCAGGATGTCCTGACCAATCTTCTGTATCTCTAAACACATAACCAGTTCCATTTGCACGTTCATTCTGAACATGAACTTTCATATCATCAGCAGTGTTCTTATTTGGTGTGTATCTATAAAACACACCATTAATATCTAAACCCGGAGGTGCAGGTAGTACATCTTTCATGCTCCAACTCAAGCCACTTTGAGCGGCATTTCCTGTAGTACCGTAATAGGGTGCTATATTATCAGAGTAGCAATAAGAGGGTAAGAATCCCACCAATGCTCCAAGTAGCAGTCTCTTTAACATCCAGTTTTTTATCCGTTCCGTTTAATTCGTGTTTCTTTTTTTCTTCATGTGATTCCCAACCTATCTTGGCTGCCTCACCAATCTTTCCATCATATGGACAGGGAGTACCTGCCATCATCATAGCATCAAATACTTTTTTATCTTGACACATTACACTCACTGCGGCAACTTTCATACCCATGTCATACAGTGTCTTTGCATTTTTTAATCTTATACAGTTATCTTCTGTAAAAGTAGTACCAGCACTAATACCTAGTATTTGTGTTTGTACTGCACCTGCAACACCTATTGTACATAAGTCACTATTACTTCCACTACTAAATTGTGGTGATATAGCACTCGGTGGTGGTGATTTTACAGTTGTTTCCATATTTCCTTCAGTAATAATCTTACTGTTTGTTGTACTTTCTGTTACTATTGTTTCTGCATTAGCTGTGCTAATGAAGAATACAGCTAGGCTGTAAATAAATATTTTTTTAATCATAGATTCTCTCTCATAATAGACAAATTTGTCATTCTTAGTAATATTTATGTACACCTATAGTTTAAAAACCTCTTACAAATATTTATAGATTAAGTTTTGAATTTTCGAGCAAATAAAAAATTGACGAACACAATAATTTGTACCAATTTTAGGTACAAAAAATTGACGGTATGATAGGTTGACATATATAGTTTATATGCTATATTAAGTATATGTTTGATAACAGTATACATCGTATTGGCTTTGCATGTAAGTATTTTCATCCAGACCGTACACTCAAAAAGAAACAGTTAGAAGAAATAGAACGTCCTATTAATGAACGTAGTACAACTATTACTTGGCTTAATAGACAGACTAAGGAAGTTGCTGAACAACGTCTTTGGGATATTATGGAACATAATATTAAAAGTGTTGAAAGGCTAATTACTTACGTAGGGAGTTTACCTAATGAATTACGAATGGTTCGATTGGGCAGTAGCATATTGCCTGCTTACACTGAGTCTAGTTGGAGTTACTATTGGCAGTTACCTGATGTACGCCAGTATCTCGAAACACATCTTGCACCTGTCGGGGATAAAGCTCGTGCTCTTGATGTACGGATTAGTATGCACCCTGGTCAGTTTACTGTGCTTGCAAGTGACAATCCAGACATTGTTGATAGGAGCATAGAAGAATATGAATATCACACCGATGTCCTCAGGTACATGGGATATGGCAAGTCCTTCCAGGATGCCAAGTGCAACGTACATATCGCAGGTAGAAAAGGTCCACAAGGCATCATTTCAGTCCTCCCAAGACTTTCTCCAGAATCGAGAAATGTTCTTACAATCGAGAATGATGAGAATTCATGGGGACTGGATGCGAGTCTCGAACTTACGGAACACTGTGCCCTCGTTCTCGATATACACCACCACTGGGTTAAAACGGGTGAATACATCTCGCCCTTGGACGAAAGAGTATCTCGCATAAAAGATAGTTGGAGAGGTGTCCGTCCTGTGATCCATTACAGTGTTAGTAGAGAAGATTATCTACTAGGTTATAAAAAAGACATTAAACCTGATTACAATGGATTACTAGAACATAATTACAAAAAGGCTAAACTAAGAGCCCACAGTGATATGTACTGGAATCACTCTGTAAATGAATGGGCAATACAATTTAACAAAGAATTTGACATTATGTGTGAAAGCAAGTTTAAACAAGTAGCATCAATTGACTTTTACAATCAAATGTACCAACAGAATATAAGTGCTAATTTATTTAAATAGTGTTGAGCGGCGAATCCGCCAAGACAAAACCGCTCAACAACTATAAGCGGTTTTCTATACTATTTTACTTTTTATTGTATATATGATATAGAATCCAAACTGCCACTAGACCAATTAATCCCTGAGCTGAAAGTGCAGTGATTATACCTGTGATATTGTCTATGATAGTAATGTTTGGCCAAAACGGAATGTTTTGTCCACTAAACAATACTTCTAGTACAATGCCTAGTGCTATAAGGCTAACACCAATTTCAGTTAGTGCTCCTGCCCATGTTTTTATGCTTTTTACGATATCCATAATAGATCTCCTTTCTAGCAATTAAACGATTTTTACAAATCGTGTTTTATTTAGACTACAACTTTTCTTTATAAACATACACTATATGGTTCTAGATACAAAAAATACATATTTTCTGGTTGACACAATCCTATTATATGCTATTATAACTGTATAAATTGATTCCGCAGGTAACGAAAGTTCGTGGATCGCCCATAGAGGTCTAGGTTCAAAAACATACACATAACAAAAAAGATTGCCTTACACACTTAAATGATAGAAGGTAATCTTTTTATTGACATGGGTACAAAATTATTATATAATGTGCCTATACATTTAAAAGACAGAAAGGAATATTATGTCTAATACAAAAACTAAAATGACAAAGCAAGCAAGAGTATTAAATGCTCTTAAAGAAGGAAAAAGATTAACAAGTGCAGATATCCGCAATAAATTCAAAGCTGGAAATCCACAGGCTGTTATCCAAGCATTACGTTTTGCTGGTAATCCAATTTACTTAAATGAAGTTAAGTCTCCTACTGGTAGAAAGAGTATGAGATATACTTTAGGTACACCAAGTAGAAAAGTTATTGCTGCTGGTTACAAAGCTCTTGCTTCTAAGCAAGTTTCTTTATAAAACTATAAGAGAGGACAGAAATGTCCTCTTTTCTTTTAAGAGGTTCTAATGACTAACAGTCCTGATGGTATTGAACTTGCATTATTACATTCACTAAGATACGAATTAGCAACTTTTAAGGTAGCAGATAAAAAAGCTCGTTGGGATTTAGATGAATCAGAATCAAAAGCAGTAGAGAAATGGCTGGTAAATAGAATGGCAGACATTTCCAAAAGATTGAACACATAATTTTTAGCCGCCTTGGCCCAACGGTAAGGCAACTGATTTGTAATCAGTAGATTGGGAGTTCGATTCTCTCAGGCGGCACCACTTTAGGGGGATTAGCTCAGTTGGGAGAGCGATGCCTTTGCAAGGCATAGGTCGTCGGTTCAAACCCGTCATCCTCCACCAATTACTAAGGAAACATAATGAAACCAGGTGATTTATTAATTGATGCAGCTCGTAAACAAGCAGAAGGCGAGCTTGCAGTACACAGAGCAAATATTGAAGTTTACAGAACTATGCCAGCTGGTATAGGTGAACATGCAGATATTACTGAAGCAGTTATATCAGAATTAAACAAAATGGCATCTGCACAAGACAGACTTGATATGATAGACAAATACTTTTCTAAAGAGATTCTCTAACATATGGATAAAATTACAATTACTCTGCGTAACAAATCCAATGAATATTGGAATGTATATATAGATGTAATTGAAAGCAGTCTGTCGGAAAAATGGTTAAGTCATCTAAATACACTTCTCAAAGATGAGTACCATTTGGAGAAAAACTACCACTGGATGGGTTTCTCAGAAAGAGATTTGCCTGTTCTTTGCGAACAAATTAACCACAGTTTAAACACTATTAAGTTATTTGATTGGACTAGTGTTGGGCTTAATCAATATGAAATAACTGAAAACTTTACCATGGATAATACTATTACTGCAGGACCTATAGGTCCTAATATGCCAGGCGGTAGAATAAACCATGATATGTTCAATCATTTACATCGACATTTTGAAAATTTACAAGGGCAAGCAGGAAGAATATCACCTTACTATTTGGCGGCAAATAAAGAAATACGTTGGCATATCCGACAACTTAATTTACTTTGTCATGAATTTGAATCACGTGCATTAAGTTACAGAAAATTACAATATGCACCTGAATGGCAACAGTATACTCAATTATTTTGTTTTTTAAATACACCAACTTTTAATTTAGACCCAGATAAAGACTTTGATGCATTCGGTTTACATACACTAAATCGTAAGTTAGGGGATATAACAATGGGTATAGACAAAAGTGTTGGAAAAAGTCATTGGGAAGTTTTTAATGATGAAGGTGATGTAAAGTTAGATGAAACCACTACTACTGCACTCACAAGTCAATGGCAAGGTAGTGGGGATTTTGATATAAGGTGGAGTAAAACTGACATTAATGGAACTATGCCTTTGTTAGAACAATTTGCAAATTGGTTAAGAAAAAATGATTTAGATCCAGATGACCCTAAACTTACTCTAGGACATCCTATTGTAGCAAAAGTTAATTTATTAAAAAGTTTTGATAGTGAAGATTCACAAGTAATACAAAATATAGTTGCTAATCACCTAGATGTTTACAAAATTAAAACAAGTGATGCTGAGTGTGTATTTGATTATAGATGGGACGATGAAAATTATAGTAACACACAAATTTGTTTACTACATTGATAAGTAAACTGTTAGCAGGAGAAAAGTTATGTCATATAAGGACTCATCAATTAAATCTTCAACTACTAATACACCAGTTATAAATCCTAAAAATTTAGATGAATATGGAATCAAAAGAGAAATAGATCCTATGGAATGGGCAGAAATCTATGGACACGAAAATTTCCTTGAAAGTAAAAAATCTAGTGTAAAGTAGTTGACACTCCTATTAATTAGTAGTATACTGATTAGTAATTAATAGGAGGATTTTATGCAACAGGAAATAGAATTTGCAGTACAAGAAGCTCGTACAATGCAATTGACACAAGAACAAACAATTAAATTTATTATGAAAATGTCAGGTTGTGATTATGCAACTGCAAAAAATGCCATTACAAAAAGATACGAATACTCTTATTAACTAATACGGACAGTTGGCTGAGTGGTCTAAAGCGGAAGATTACTAATCTTTTGAACGTGTGAGCGTTCCGTGGGTTCGAATCCTACACTGTCCGCCAAATTTCACAGATAAATATTTACATGTTAAAAGTTACAGAAAAAGCAACAGAATATTTGAAGTCAGTAACACCTGCAGGCGACTATGTTACACTTGGTGTAAAGGGTGGTGGATGTTCAGGCTTTACATATGTTTGGGACCACAAATCAAAATGGCCAGATGTAAAGTGGAGCGAGCCTATCAATGACATATTGGTTGTAGACCCAATAGCAGAAATGTTTGTGCTAGGTTGTACTGTAGACTGGGTAAACGAACTAGGCGGTAACTATCTAAAAGTTATAAATCCTAATGCAACTGCCAGTTGTGGTTGTGGTGAAAGTTTTGCCGTTTAAATAGTCTTACTACTACTAGCATCATATTTGTTATAATGTCTTAGAATACTACTTTGCTTTTGAGCAAATTTTTTTTGATTACAATTATTGCATACATGAGCAGCACTTCTTTTGTCAAAAACTTTACTTGTTCTAGTAAAATCATGCCCACAGTTATCACAACGTAGTATGTACACAGTATAACCTATTGTACATTTTTCCTTTTTACCACGACGTGTTCTATTGTAAGTTCTATATTCTTTTACAATTTCTAGTATCATAAAAATATTTAGCACACGGCTAGATTAAAACAGGTTATAAATACACAGTAAATTAGGAGTCTAAACAAAATGCCAAAACAAACTGTAAACTTAGGTAGTAGTGCAAACGACGGAACAGGTGATCCTTTACGTACTGCCTTTGATAAAATTAATGATAATTTTGATGAATTATATCTTTATAGCACTGCTTCAAGTGGAAACAATATAACAATAACAGGCAATACTATCGCTAGTGACAACACCAACGGTAATATAACACTTGATCCAAATGGTACTGGTCGTGTTGTATTAGCAACTGCTAGTGAGTTAAGATTTACCGATCATGTTGATAATGCTATTGCTTATGTAGATGCTGACGGTGATGTACAATTTAGTGCAGGTTTAACTTTTGATGGAACAAATGTAGCAACTACAGGTAGTATAAGTGTTAACACAAGACTGTTATTACAAGATAACAGAATTACAACACAAACAACTAACGATGATATTGATTTAGATCCTTCAGGTACAGGTAAAGTAAACTTTGTAACTACTACTCAAACTACAGTAGGAGCCGCAGGTGCAGGAAACGCATTACCAGCTACACCAACATTGTATTTGCAAGTTAAAGTAAACGGACAGACATTAGTTATTCCAGCATACGCAGTTAGTTAAGGAGTAGTACATGAGCAAGCAAACTATTAATGTAGGTACTGCTAGTGATGACGGCACAGGTGATAGCCTACGTGCTGCTTTTGTAAAAGTAAACGAAAACTTTACAGAAGTTTACAACGAAATAGGTGGAGATAGTCTAAGTGACCTTAAATTAACTTCTAATAAGATAACAACTGACAATACCAATGCAAATATTATTTTAGACCCTAATGGCACTGGTAAAGTAGAAGTTGAAGGAGACAGTTTATTCCGTGGAGACACAGTAGCAACAGGACAGATAAGAGGTGCTACACTACAAGTAGACGGAAATGCAAATATTGATGGTAATATAACTGTTGATGGGTCTATGACTGCAGGTGCATTTACGCCTAGTAGTATTACAGTATCAGGTGCGTTTGTTGCAAATGGTACAGTAGACTTAGGTGATAGTAGTGTAGATACAATTACTTTTACAGGCCGTGTAGATAGTAGTATTGTTCCTGATGCAACTGCAACTTATAATTTGGGATCAAGTTCACTAAGATTTGCTACTGCATATGTAACAGACTTAGATGCAAGTGGCGATGTTACAATAGGTGGTAACATTACAATAGGTGATGCTACTACAGATAGTATTAACATAAATGCAGATTTAAACAGTAACTTAATACCCAATACACATAACACATTTGATATAGGAAGTACT